AAGCATAATCTCCTAATAACCTGCAATTTATGTGATTGTCGTATGCAAGGAGGCCGCCCTTGGATAAATAAGCCTATTTAATTATATATTTATAGGCAAATAATTGCTATATGACAATAGATATTTGCAAGTAGAAAGGAAAAGCATGGCTAAGAAGAAACAACCAACCGAACAAGTCTTAAAGTTTGACACCATTAGACCTTTTGGTCCAACAATAATGAGAGGCAAGATGCCTGACTTTATTACTGAAATGCTAGATAAAAAAGCAACAGAAATGTTAACAGATGAAAAATTATCAAAAGAGTTTGATCATTCAGGTAACTTAGCAGGTAATGTTAAACAAGAAGTGCGTTATCCTCAAGACTGGATGAACACAGAGGAGTTTATGCCAATGGTTCAATTAATTGGTGAGATGGTTAAAAACTATATTTCTATACCACCAGCAAGTGAAACAATTAAACCAGAGTTTGTTGGTAAGATGGTTATCGAATCTATGTGGGCCGTGAGCCAATGGTCAGGAGACTTTAATCCTTTTCATATACATGAGGGTCAACTATCAGGTGTGTGTTACTTACGAGTGCCACCTAGTCTACCAGCAGAGTATGCAAAAGAAGATCACTATCCAACTGTAGGTGATATATGTTGGTTCAATGGTCAAGCGGCGACGTTCAGTGGACATAAGCATCAAGAATCTCCAAAGGTTGGTGATATATTTCTGTTTCCAAATTGGTTAGCACACGGCGTGTATCCGTTTAGAACACCAAATGAAGAGAGAAGATCGGTATCTTTTAACTTACATTTGATTAAAAAAGACGAGCCACAGCCTTTAGAAAACTAATGCAACATCATAAAGAGACAAAGTTTGTCATGTACGTTGATGATTTTTTAGATGAAGCTACGTTAAAGTCACTTCAAGATACAGTTACAAAGCTTGAATATCAGGAAGTAAAAAATCCAGAGGGTCAACTATATGGTATGCGACATACTTTTAACAAAAGTATTCACAGTGATCCTTTAGTTAATTTAATTAAACAATATTTCTTTCCACATAGAAATCTTGAACCAATATCCGTAAGTGCACATTTACGAGAGAATAACAAAGAACCTTTGTTTCATACTGATGATGATAAAAATAATGTTGCTAACTTTCTTTTATTTGTAAAGGGAGAACCTTTACTTAATAATGGTACAGGTTTTTTACATAATGAAAAGTTATCATCACATATAGGTTTTGTAGAGAACAGAGCTTTGTTTTTTAACGGCTTAAAAATACCACACTCAGATTTACAATCGTTTGGAGATAGCTCGAATAGATATACTCTTAATATTTTTTACAGAGAAGTAACGAAAAAAGATGGCGCTTTTTGATATAAATAAAACACCTATGGTTCGTGTGACGTGGTTAGATGCTCGTGATACAGAGACAGGTTGGCTTGATATAAAAGAAGTTATGGATGCTCCGTTGGCCGTGTGCAAAGAAGTAGGGTGGATGATTCATAATAGTAAAGAAAAAATAATTATTATGAGATCTTACAGCAAAGACAAAGAAGACGTGTCTGGAGGAGGTGCAATAGCAATACCTAAAGGTTGGATAAAAAAGATAGAATATTTAACAGTGAGTTACAGTGAAAAATAAAAAAAGTATTTATGTTCAAGATAATTTTTTTAATGAAGAAATATTTAAAACAATGCAAAAAGAAATTATTTCATTAGAGTTTAGATCTAGATACAATGATATTTCTAAAGGAGAAAATAATTATGGAGATCATCAAAGAACTTATCATCATGTAGAATTGCATTCTGATGCTAAAATTGTTTTAGAGGTTAAAAAAAATATAAAAAAATATTTTAACTATACTGTAAAAAAAATAAAATCTAATTACTTTTTAAGTTTTCCTAATACGCCTGCTATTCCTCATGAAGATGATAGTGAATACAATTGTTTAATTTATATTGTAGGTGATAAATTAATTAATAATGGTACTGGATTTTACGAAAAATTAAATAATAAATATCATCTTAATACACATATAGGTTTTAAAGAAAACAGAGCAATTTTTTTTAACTCTAAAATTGGTCACAGTTCTTTACAATTTGCAGGAAACTCTACACCAAGATATGTAATGGCTAATTTTTGTTATGACTAATAAAATATTTATAGGTACACCTTGTTATGGTAATATGATTACCGCAGATTATTTTAAAAGTTGTTTACAGCTTACAGCTTTAGCAGCTACTAAAAAAGTAGAGTTACAATTTGGTACAATCGGTAACGAGTCTTTAGTAACAAGAGCTCGTAACACATTGGTGCAGTTGTTTATGGATGACAAACAATATACTCATCTTTTATTTATTGATGCTGATATAGCTTTTAACCCTGAATCAATATTTCGTATGTTAGATTTAGATGAAGATGTGGTAACGGGAGTATATCCACGAAAGGTGATTGATTGGACAAAAGCTATTAGAAGAGTAAAAGAAAACCCAAAAATTAAAGAAGATGAATTACACGCAGCATCTTTGCAATATAATTTAAACGTTAAAAATCCAAAAAAAGTAATAGTAAAAAAAGGATTTATTGAGGTTTTAGATGGTGCTACAGGTTTTATGTTAATCAAAAGAAACGTTTTTAAAAAAATGGCATTGGCATATCCTCATCTTAGATTTAAATCAGATCAACATTTAGGAGATCCTCATGATAAAACATTTGGATATCACGACACATCTGATTGGAACTATGCATTTTTTGACACTATGATAGAGCCTGATACCAAAAGATATTTATCCGAAGACTATGCTTTTTGTCGTTTATGGCAAAAAATAGGTGGTAAAATATACGCTGATATTGTTAGCGGTATGACACACATGGGTAACTACTCATTTAAAGGCAACGTAAGTACACAATTTAAAGAGGCAAAATGAAAAAATATTATATTATGAATAACGTCATCGACAAAGCAGAAAATTTTAAAATTTATAACAACTTAATAAATACAGCTATGTGGAGTTTAAATAGATTCTCCATTGCTACAGATAATTTAGAATCCTCAATCAACAATTTTCCAGGTATGGTTGTTGAACAAGAGGGTCAAAGTTACAATCCTTATTTATCAGGTTATTTTCATTCTTTAACAAGCACTGTAAAAAATGTATTTCAAAATCAATACAATTTTAGTTTGCCAAATAATATCTACAGAATTCATTTGGGTGCAAAAAATGACAAAACTGAAACTCTTTTTCACTCTGATGTAGAGGAAAGTGGATCTTGGACAATTTTAGGATTTTTAACACCTGTTTGGAAAGCAGAATATGGGGGACAAATCAATATAGAGGGTGAGGAAATAGAGTATATTCCTGGGAGATTTATTGTTTTTAAATCTAATATTTTACACAATGGCGGGTTTGTAGCCAATAATAATTTAGACTATTGGAGAATAAGTCTAAATATAATTTTAAAATAAGGTTTACTCTTTAATTTTCGTTAAATTTGTTTAAAATAATACAACATGAAATTAGTTGATTTAAAATTCCAACCAGGCATTGATAAACAAGATACCGCTTACTCAGCAGGGGATCAACGTAAGTATGTTGACTCAAATCTCGTGCGTTTTCACTACGGAAAACCTGAAAGATGGAATGGTTGGTCATATTTACCAGATCCTAATAAAACTGTCGTGGGCGTGGTCCGTGATACGCATAGCTGGATTGGTTTAGACGGAACCAGATACCTTGCTTTAGGTACAGACAGAAAACTATATTTATACTCAGGTAGTGCCCTTTATGACATTACACCAATCAGAGAAACAGCAGCTTTAACAAATCCATTTACGACAAACGGTACAACAACAGTCACTGTCACTGACGCAAGTCATGGAGCTATTGAAGGAGACTTTGTCACTTTTGATTCTTTCTCTGCAATAGATGGTTTAGACATGAACAACGAGTTTGAAGTTACAACTTATGTTGACGCTAACACATACAAAGTAACACACACTGACACAGCCTCTGGTTCTACATCAGGTGGAGGTGGATCAGGTAATGCTAATTATCAAATTAATATTGGAGAGACTGCATCAACTTATGGTTATGGATGGGGCACTGATACTTGGAGTGCTGGCAAATGGAATGAACCAAGCACCTCTTCAGATGTTACTGTTTTTGCTCGTAGTTGGTCTTTAGATAATTTTGGTGAAGATTTAATTGCTACAGTCTTAAACGGTAGTACATTTATAAAAGATATATCTGGTTCAATAGACGCAAGAGCAACTGCTTTATCAAACGCTCCTACAGCGTCAAGATTTAGTTTAGTATCTACTGACACAAGACACTTAATGATTTTTGGTACAGAAACGACTATTGGCACACCAGCATCTCAAGATGATTTACTGTTTAGATTTTCTGATCGAGAAGATGCTACAGATTATACACCAGTAGCAACAAACGAAGCTGGTTCACTACGTATATCCGATGGTTCTAGAATAGTAGGTGCTGTTAAATCATCAGGTCAAATACTTGTTTGGACAGATACATCTTTGCACGGTATTCAATTTGTTGGTACACCTTTTACTTTTGGTTTGAGACAACTCGGCGCAAACTGTGGATTAATATCACAGCATGCAGCAGTAGAAATAAATGGTAGAGCGTACTGGATGTCTGATAATTCTTTTTACATGTATGATGGTGTTGTTAAAAAAATGCCATGTTCTGTGCAAGATTATGTATTTGATGATCTTAGTTACACAAACAGAAATGATATTGCTTGTGGTATTAACACAGCTTTTAATGAAATAATTTGGTACTATCCTTCAACAAATGCTACGGCAATAGATAGAGGCGTTGCTTATAATTATTTAGAAGGAACTTGGTACACTGTTAATATTGGTAGAACAACTTGGCTCGGTGCTTATGTATTTGAAAATCCCATTGCCACAGAATACGATGCTTCCGTAACAGCAAATGTATCAACTATATTAGGTTTAACGGCAGGAGCTTCTTATCTTTACGCACATGAATCAGGTAATAATCAAGCAGACGGTACAGCTTTACCTGCTTTTTTAACAACTGGATCTGTTGAGATTGCCGATGGTGATGAACTTATGTCGGTTAGTAGATTAGTTCCAGACTTTGATAATTTAACTAATACAATGACAGCTACTTTAACACTAGAACAGTATCCACAATCTGCAGCTAATGTAACGACAACAGGCACTATTACTGGCACCACAGAGAAAATTGATGTAAGAGGTAGAGGTAGAGCAGTAAAAATTAAATATGAAACTAATACAGTTAATGACACAGCTTGGAGACTTGGATCGACAAAACTACAACTTAGACCAGACGGAAGAAGATAATGGCTAGAATAACAATTACTCGATTACCAAATGCAACACCAGAATATGATGCTAATCAGTTTGATCAAATGGTTCAATTATTAGATCAAATTATTCTTTTACTTAACACTAACTACCAACAAGATTTAAAAGAACAATCACAGTCGGAGGCTTTTTTCCTTGGCTAATACTTTTAAAAGCGCAATGGTAGATGTTACCTCTACAGATTTAACAACCATTATAACAGTTCCTACGGCTGATGCTGGTGCAACGCCACCTGTTCCGCCTACTACGGATGTAGTAAAATCTCTTTTAATTTGTAATGACTCTGGTAACACAACTTTAGTTGATGTTGAAGTTGTCCGAGCTTCTGCAACCTTTGAAGTATTCAAAGCAAAGAGTGTTGCTACAAACACAACAACAGAATTATTGACTCAACCTTTAGTTCTGCAAGAAAGTGATGTTCTTAAAGTTCAAGCCAATGCTGCCAATCAGGTGCACATTATAGCAAGTTTTATGGAGGTCACGAAAGGACAACTCTGATTAACTTACATTCTCTATTTATTACTCCCGTATTCTCACTACAACTTAAAGGCCATGAACATCTTATTGATAGCATCTATCAACTACGAGAAAAAGATGAGAGAGGCATGCCGCGGTCTAATGTCGGCGGTTGGCATAGTCATGATGAAATATATAATATTAAAAAATTTAAACCTTTAGTTGGCGATATTCTTAAATATGCAAAAGATTGTTTTAATCATATGGACGTACAAGATAATTATGTTCCTGAAATGACGGGTATGTGGGGTATGATAAACCCACCTGGATCACGGAACAATGTACATACACATCCATATAATTACTTATCTGGTGTCTTTTATCTTAAAGCTCCTAAAAAGTGTGGAAATATTGTGTTTCTAGAGCCTAAACCACAGTCGGAGGTACTATCACCCCCAAAAACAGATAAAGCGTCCATACACCTCGCACATAGCGTACAATGGGAACCTGTTGAAAATTCCTTGATTTTTTTCCCTTCATGGTTACAACATGAAGTACAAACAAATAGTTCTGACGATGATAGAATTATTATTAGTTTTAATATAAATTGGAGAAACGAAGATGCCGATAGTTGAACCTGCTGAGTTACTAGGACACATTACAACTGAAGATGGAAGAAGAATTCCACATTATAAAGTAAAAACTGAAACAACACTTACACATGTAGACACTGGTGTTGAGTATAATTCAGAAGAAGAAGCTCAAGCTGATATTGATAATCCAGGAACATCTACAACTGCTGAAAAAATTAGAAGAGACGTAAAAGTATTCGCCCCTTCTTTAGCAGATATGTTAGGTGAAACTCCTGATTAATTAAGCGCTACACGCTTCACATTCCATATCAGAATCTAAGCCTGTTACCATAACAGTCGCATCAGAGTTATATGGTTTACCTTGAATTGTATGTACGTGAGAACTTTTTTTGTGTTCTAATAATTGTTTTTGTAATTTTTCATTTTCTCTTTCCACTGCCAATAAACGTTCGTGGTAACGACTCACCTTATCAGCAAGGGTAGCTATAGCCTTCAATACTTCTTGATTTTCCATAATATCTCCTTGATTTATAATTTTTGGGTGAGATCTAATTTAAACATGTGTATAGAATATATCAAGAAATCTTTTTAAAATTGTTTTCTTGACAGAAAATTTGTGTTATGAAAGAGACAGAAAAAAGAATGAAAACGCAAACAACCGTATTTGGCAGAATAGTTAAAAAATATGATTTACCTTTGGATGGTATTCAAGATTTAAATACAAGATATGAAACTCACAAAAAAAAATTAAATTCTTATGGTACTAAATTAGCGGGAAGATTAGATTCAGAATTAGAATTTACACATTTGCTAGGTGAATTATTAATTTCAAAAAACATAGTAGATTGTATGAAAGATTATGTTGAAACATTAGAAAAATTAAATTTATTTCAAGGAAATAAAGAATTACAAATTTTAAATTGTTGGATAAATGATATGAAAGAAGGTGAGTATAATCCTCCTCACACTCATCATGATGGAACAGGATTTTCTACAGTTTTATTTTTAAAGATTCCAAAATTTATAAATGATTTAAAAGATCCTCATAAATTTAAAGATGGTCATTTATGTTTTGCTGGAATAGACGGCTCAACATCTACTTGGATAGAACCCGAAGTAGGTCATTTTTATATTTTTGAAGCTAAACATCAACATTGTGTTATGCCGTTTAAAACAAAAATAAAAGGAGATATTAGAAGATCTATGTCTTTTAATTTTATACAAAAAATATGATATTAAGTAAAAAAATTACATTTTGTGCAAGTGAAAAAGATATGGTTGATGTATGGCCACATCCTAAACCAGCTTCTAGATTTATTCCCGAGGAATACAAAAAACTACAAAGATTTGATCAGGGTAATTATCATTTACCAACAGTTAAAACCTGTATGCCTTTTTTAGATTCTTTACAGATGGGTTATATAATACCTTTTGATCAAGATTATGTTATTGATCCTGTTGAAAATGATTTTACTCTTACTCCCCCAAACAGAAAAATTACCGATTTTAATTATCATTTTAAAGTACAGTTACCAGAAGAATGGCAAAAAAAACTTTCTACACCAGGGAAATTTCATAATAAATGGTTAATAAAAACACCTCCAGGTTATAGTTGTTTATTTTTACAACCTATGAATAGAATAGAAGAAAGATTTAAAATTATAGAGGGAGTTGTTGATACAGACGATTACGCTAATTTAATTAATTTTCCTTTTATTTTAAAAAAACGAGATAAACAGTTTTTAATTAAAAAAGGAGAACCTATGGTTCAAGTAATTCCTTTTAAACGTGAATCTTTTAAAATGTGGTCTGGTTTTTATTATGAAAAACTACATGCAAAAACTATGAATCTTTTAAACAGTGAGTGGGTCGATAGATACAAAAAGTTTTTTTGGAAGAAAAAATCATACAAATAAAAAAGACCTAAAGTTAATTTATATAATTAAAAATTAGAATCATAATCATACCAAGTTTTTGACCAAGAATGATTCGTATTGGTATTTGCGTCATCGGCTGCTAGCCAAGCGGCTAAAGAATTATTAAAAGCAGTGTCATGAGCTGTTATAGCGGCTTCAATTTGACCTTTTCTTGTCTCCGCCCAAGTAAGTAAAGCAGCAATAGTTGTAGATCCTACAGCATCACTTGTAGAATTTAAATTAACATTTCCTGTCATCATTCCAGTAGAAGCATCTTTGTTTTGAATTTCATTTTGACCAGGTAAATTGTTCCAAATAACACAATGAATTGTATTTGGACACCAATCATCTTGCCAAGCATTTCCTTTTTCGTTCCAATTAAATGCAAAAGAATCATCTAATAAGATTCTGTCTTCATTTTGTATTACAATTTGCGTTGCCATATATATCTCCTAATGTTTTATAATATAATTAACCACCACAAAAGGTGAGAATGAATTTGTCCCTGCCGCTGTTACTGTACCACTTATAGCAACGGTACCTGTTAATGTGCCTGCTAGTGTACCAGTACTATGATTGTGTGCTGTGCCTGAACCTTGATTTGAAGTGGTACCACCAGATGGTGCCCCTGCTGCATTATTATTTCCACCATTCCCCTCCGAAGAAACATTTACACCAGCACTAAAACTATGAGCGTGACTCGCTAATTGAGCTGATGTTAGAGAAGTATTTCCAATAGCTCCTGTTATGGTTACAGCTTGGTTATTAGCAACAGCTTGATTGTTTGTTACAGCAACTGTCACGGTATTTGCTCCGCCTGTGCCTGCTAAGTTATACGTGCTACCATCATAACCTTGTGGCATTTTACCTTGTAATTGAGGAACGTTAAATGTTGTTGATCCGTCACCAGCACCATAAGTAGTAGAAACTACCGCGAATAAATCCGCGTATGTTGATCTTGATACGGCTGCACCGTTACATAATAAGTAACCTGCTGGAGCTGTAGCTTTAGTCCAAGGCTTGATCGCGCCTACTTCACTTCTGTTTACTATATCTTGTAAGTTAGCCATATTAATCGTTATACTTTAATAACCAACCATTGTCACTGTCATAAAACACCAACGATATGCCAGCTCGGTTAGTTGAAATTGTTAAATCTGCTGCAGTACCTTGAATCTTTTGACTGTTTCTTCCAACAGTAATATTGTTTGTAGCTGCTGTGCCATGTGAATCAATAATTTTTACTTGATTTCCAATTGAAGGAGAAGCAGGTAAAGTTATTGTTACTACACCACCAGATGTGTCTACAAATAAATTATCACCGTCTGATGCTGTATAGTTTCCTGACTTGTCTTGCCAAGTTTCACCTAAACCAGCTAATGAAAAAATATCATACCAGTTAGTACCATCAGTAGCCACCATTCTGTATTTACCATTTGTAACAGTAAGAGTATTTCCTGTAGCACCTAGTCTAGCAGATATATCAGCACCGCCACCAATGTTGTTGTAAATTCCATAAGTTTTTTGTGTAGCTGGAAACTGCACTGTATGAGTAGTAGAAACTGTTCCTGTAAAAATTAATTGATTTTGTCTTGCTTCGTTGTTTGCTTGAGATTGTGGACCATCGTTGTTTGTTAGCGTTGTTGAAGTCCCTGTAGTAATTGCTTTGGAATAAACACCAGCAATAGAATATTCAAAAACTTGAGAGAAATTGTTATTCGTAATAGTACCCCAAGTACCTGAATTTTCTCCTGATGTTTGTAGCTCTATTCGTAAGCCAGTTGAATAAGTTGAACTCATTTAATCTCCTAATAAAGTTTTAGTTATTATTTTAAAGTTTGTCAAAACTTTTATGCGGCTTTATGGACCTCGGTCCAACTTATATCCGAGTTAGAGTCATCTACAACAGACCAGAAGGTTCCTTGTAGATTACCTGTATTACTTGTAGCAGAAACTCCAGTCGGTGTAAAGCTTACATCTGTACGGATATTTAATACTCCTGTGCTAGATGTTAAGGCAACACTTGGTGCTTCATATATAGTTTCTTGCGTAGCATCACCCTGGCTCAACGTCATGCCAAGCCCTGTTATTTCAATAGAAGTTAAAACAGTACCTAAAGATCCAGTTAATTCATTTCCTGTAGGAAAAACTGTTTTTCCTATAGAAGATTCTGCTGTTCCAACGAAAATATCAAGCTCTGGTTCACTTGCAGCAACAACAGTTACTTGTGAATCACCTGATATTGAGAAAGTTCCTATTGATGAAGTTGTTGCAACACCAGTAACAGATATATTTTGATCAGTTGCTACTGTTTCTGTTCCTAAAGAGGCACTAAGTGCTTGACCTGTAAGAGCAAATGAACCACCTACAGCATTCCATTGTTGATCGCCCCAACCAATAGAACTGCCAGTATTAATGTCAGTATCACGGTTCCAACCAGTTGTTCTTGTACCTGTTACTGTTTCGTCTCCCAAGGAAGACGTTAAACCAATTCCTGTTACAGATATATTTTGATCAGTTTGAGGACTCGGTGTTCCTAACGAAGAAGTAAGAGCAATACCAGTTGGAGCAACTTCTGCAATACCAGTTGCAGTAGCTGTGCCTAACGCAGAAGTTAAGCCAATTCCTGTTACAGATATATTTTGATCAGTTGCTACTGTTACATCGTTAGTAGATGACGTGAGGCCATTACCTGTAACAGTTACAGGCGCCTGTTCAGACCAAGCACCACTGCTCCAAGTTTCTCGGCCCCATCCTTGGATAGAGGCCATAAACTATTCCTATGCGATCCTTAAAATTGCAGCAGTTGCTTCAGCAGCAGGGAACGTAATTGTAAACGTACCTGAAGTTGAAGATTTAACACCACCAAAATCTAATACACAAACAGATGCATTTGTTGTTAAACCAGATACAGTTGAACTATTATAAATTACAGCAGCTTGTGCTGAAATAGTTGCACTTGTAAATGATATATCATTAAAATCACATACAGCCGTATCTGTAGATAGTGTTGGCGTAACAGATGTTAACGCACCACCACCCTCAGAATAAGTGCCTGAGTTTGCTACTTCATCAGTTTGTTGAAATGCAGTTGTTGATTTACTTAAAGTTGCTTCTGAGTCGTATAATGCTAGTTTAAAAGCGTTCCCTGTCGTTGCCGTAAAATTGTGTAGGCCTTTCAGGATCTCCACTTTAAAACTGTTACATACAGCTTGAGTAATTGCCATAATAATCTCCTATGGGTTCCTTGATTCGAGAGGGATACGAATAACGCCGTCCCGAAATTCGTCTCTACGATCACGCCCCATCTCATATGTGGCTAATGCTTGTA